AATTTGTCAATGCCAATAGATCTATCTGCGATAGTAGCACTGACTGATGTGAGTAGATTTGAGTTCTTTCTAGCCATTCATTCGACTCTCTATGTATATTTTTAAGTATTTATCTTTTTTAAACCTGTTGTCCTGCTAATCCAAGTCTAGCAACAGTCAAATCACCAACATCGGTAGCATTGCCATCAGATGCAAAAGGAAACTTATCTATTACGTTTGAATAGAAGGGTGACAGAGAGGGATCTCGCCCTCCTGATGTATATCCTGATGCTGTGGATGATTTACCTGCTGCATATAATCTACCAACAGACAAATCTCCTACATCAGTAGCATTGGCATCAGATGCAAAAGGAAACTTATCTATTACGTCAAAATTAGGACTGGGGCTGCCTCCTGATGAATAGCCCGATTCAGAAGATGATTGTCCTGCTACGCCAACTCTACCAACCGTTAGATCTCCAACATCTGTAGCATTACCATCGGATGAAAAAGGAAACTTATCTATTACATTAGATCCCCCACTTCCTCCTGAAGCATATCCCGAACTAGAAGAAGACTGACCATGGAATGCATCTCTAGCTACTGTTAAATCACCAACATCGGTAGCATTACCATCGGATGAAAAAGGAAACTTATCAATTATATTAACAAGAGGGGCCGAGCCGTCATCACCTCCAGATGAATATCCCGATGAAGAAGATGATTGACCAGCAACACCACGTCTAGCAACAGTCAAATCACCAACATCGGTAGCGTTGCCATCTGAAGCAAATGAAAACTTCTCAATTACATTAGACTCTGATGGTGTAGCAAATCCTCCTGATGCATATCCAGATTCAGTGGATGATTGGCCCGCCGGAAAAGATCTAGCAACAGTTAGATCGCCCACATCAGTAGCATTAGCATCTGATGCAAAAGGAAACTTATCTATTACGTTAGTAGTTGGGCTACCTCCAGAAGTATATCCCGAAACGGTTCCTTGAAATGATGCTACTACAGCTGCTACTGCACGTGCAACGCCTAGTGCCATATTAAAGACACCTGGAAACATCTTAGACCGAACCTACTGTTGCAATATTATTGATGACTAGTGTTGCAGAGTCAAATACCAGTCCTGAAATAATAGTGTGTTTAGTTGGTCCAGACCATGTAATTGTAGAAGAATCGCCATAGTGAATTGTGATACCAGAACCACCAGCAAAAGTAATACTTCTATCTGAGTTAGCATCTCCATTGTATGCCATAATAGAGAAGCCAGCGCCATCAAGAGCACCACCAGAAGTACCAGTGATTGTTAACGTATTTGATGCATCTACAATAGCAGAATCACGATTCCAGCGAGCAATATTACCTTGAGAAATGTTGAAGGTTACAGCACTAGAGTCTGCCAGTTCTACTAAACTTACTTTGGCATATCCTGTAATATCAATGTTTGAACTTGATACTGGAAGTGATGCTAAGTTATCTGCTTTACTCATTCTCGATTATCTTTCTATAGTATTTTTAATTATTTATAAACCATTGCTTTTGATCAGTCATGATATTCTCCTTTAGTTGGTTTCCAATATTTAATCGGCGACGCTAGATAGCATATCGTATAACTACGATACCAGAGCCACCAGCACCTCCGTTATCGGCATCGATGTTTAAGACTGTGCCTGCTCCACCGCCTCCAGTGTTGGCCCCTCCATTGGTTCCTGACCCAGTTCCACCATCATTTCTTCCACTTGTATCTCCTGTGAAACCAGCGCCACCACCTTTACCAGCATTACCCACAGTTCCACCATTGAAGTAGACACCAGCGCCGCCACCGCCATAGTAGTAGTCGGTCTCCTCAAAGTCAGTTATTAGAACACCGTCACCACCATTTCCAGCAGCTGGCCCGGGCGGGTTAGTTCCGACGCCATCAGTACCATCAGCAGCAGCACCAGCACCACCGCCGGCAGTAATGTAGTCCGCCCATTCGCTGCTACCACCATTATATCCAGCATAAACATTTCCTGTTATTCCCGCTGGAAAAGTCGGTGCAGTCCCAGAACCACCTGAATAAGTGCCGGTGGCATGTGCCCCAGCACCACCACCGTTTGCACCATCTCTACCTTCTCTTTGCGGTATTGCGAAGTAAGAACCACCCCCACCACCTCCGGTTGCAGTTATACCAAAAGCTGTGGTTGATCCACCGTTATTGCCCGCAGCACTACTCCCACCACCTGTTCCACCAGCACCGATTGTAATTGTGTGGTTTCCAGCAGTCAGAGTAACGCCTGAACCACTATGAGTGGTGCTTGTGAGCATAACAGCCCCACCACCTCCACCACCAGAAATTCTCCCTCCGGCTTCACCACCACCACCGACTAGAAGAACGTCAAACGTCCCTGCTGTAGTTACGGTGAAAGTTCCGCTACTAGTAAACTCTCTAAACTGATACAGTTGACCATCAATAGTGAATTGATAAGAGTTATTACCGCCAGTACCTACGCCATAGGAGACACCACCGCTAGCTGACACGCCAGTTAATGCCATTAACTGAGTGATACTCATTAGCTTACGTTTCCGCTTACTGCCATACCATCACTTTCATATGCAACAAAAGTAGCTACTCCGAATAAAGCAAGAGTCATATTTACTCCATTAAAGTTACTATCAGTACCAGCAAGACGAACATTGTTGGTAAAGTTAGCATCAAAGGTAACAGTTCTATCAGAGTTTGTATTATTAAAGATTGTAAAGATATCACCTTGATCAAAGTTTGCTTCGTTCACATTGACCGTAGTAGTGCCAAGTGTTGCTCCAGTATCAATTCTAAACAACTTACCAGAAGACCCAGAAGGAATGGTATAGGGTGTAGAGGTGATTAAAGTAGTCGAGCCAATTGTTCTGAGGCTTCCATCACTATCCGATACGGTTCCACTGATAGTGGCATTAGTGCCATCTAAAAATAAAGATGCAATGTCATTTGCTCTTGTGCCCATGGTATTATACTTTCCCTTTTATTTGTATTTATAATCAGGCACTATCGCCTTCACCTGGGATAATATAGTTTACAGTTGTTGAGAAATCGCTATCTGCGATAATGTTTAAATCACTAGGATTTGGTTCAACAGTAATCCTTTCCAGAAGCGCATTCGTATCTGGATCAGTAAAGTCAACAATCGACTTACGAATAATAGACGAGTTGGAGATAGGACCAAAGAAGCTGGTTTTAATTTCAAAATCTAGAGTATAGATAATTGTTCTTCTGCTTTCCAACTGTCCTTCATAATCATCAGAGAAAGACAATCCAATTAAAGATACGGGAATATCCTCTGTAATATCTGCATAGTCAGAAAATGGTTTCATCGTAACTGTATATGCAGGATTAAAGAACGGAATAATCTGTTCTAAAATTTGTACTGCATCTTCATTTGTCTTAGATAAAATATTCAGCTGAAAGTTTAGAATATAAGGAACAGATGTAAAAAACTTAGTTCTCTTAGAATTATCTGTTGTGACCTGACGTGTAAAGTTGTTTGTCTTTGGCAGTTGTCTGGTTGGATCAAAATACAGAGATGTCATTTCAAAAGACATTCTTGGCAATTTGACTGCTAACTTAGCATCAGACATATCCTCAGTTTCACGTATACGTTCCAAGAACTTCTGCTTAGGGGCATAACTCAGCGGAACTTTCATCTGACTGATAACAGAGCCTGATGAGTCCTTACGAAGCACATAGAGATTGTTAAACAGCGTACCAAAGACTGCTACACATTTTCTAATCTTTTCGTGATAGAAATGCTGATTAAACATATTAGGTCACCTCTCCGAACGGATTTCCTTCAGAGAAATCTAAGAAACCATCTGCTTCTGTTTCAAAGTCATCATTCTGACTAAATACCTGCTGTAATTCATCACCAATAGAATTAATCGTTTTTGTAATACTTGTCTCAGTAGATGTAATTGTAGTACCTGCCGAGAACGTTCTCCATAAACCATCAGTAGAACCTACATGCGCAACTTCAAGAACATTTGTAGATGCGTCCCAGTTGACAATCTCTGCTACCAGTTTAGGTCCTGCAGCACTATCTACTAAGTACTCAATATTCTCACCAAGCTTAAATCCATTTGAACTGGATGCTGCCAGAGTCAGTTTAATACGATTACCTATTGCTTCCACTTCATCAATAGATTCAACACCTGTATCAAAGTCTTCATCACCATATTCAAACAGTTCAATCTCCATACGATAGGTAGGAAGATTTGATAATTGATAGAATGGTTTATCATCAACCACTCTCATGATTTCAAAGATTTGATCTGACAGCGGTAAGTAGATTAAGTCACCTTCTCTTGGTCTGTCATAATCTACATTATATCCTACAAGTCGGTCCCAGGATCGTCTGGAGACGTGCAGAGTCGCTCTGTCACGAATCTCTACCCCAAACTTAGTAAATAATTCCTGATCGCCTTCAAACCCATCAATGTTCTCCAGATACATTTCAACAGTGTATGCATCGTCGAATCTAGATACAACATCTTCGCCAAAGATCTTATCCTCATTGACGAGTGTTCTAGGCATATACTGCACATCCTGACCATAGAT